CAAGACCGCGATCCGCAACGCCACGCCGGTGCCTTTCCGCGACCTGCTGCTGTCGATAGCGCGCAAGGCGCATAACGCATAGGTGAGGCGCATGCCCCGCACAGAACCTGAGAGCACCGCGGCCCTGCCGGGGCATGTCGCCTCGACCGACTGGTTAGCCCGCGTGGCAGTGCTCTTTGCACGCGCTGACTCGGTCTACAAGACGCTGCCGGAGTGCGACGTGTACGACGAGGCTCGAGACGCGCGGACGTGGCCCGGAGGCACGCCGGTGGTGGCTCACCCGCCGTGCAAGCGGTGGTCGTCGCTGAACAATCTGGTGCTTGTCCGCTACCCGCACCGTGCGGCAGAGTTCGCGCACGGCAACGACGGCGGCTTGTTCTCCTTGGCGCTGGCCGCTGTGCGCAGATGGGGAGGCGTGCTTGAGCACCCGGCACAGTCTCGCGCGTGGCGCAAGTTCGACCTGCCTCGGCCAGCGCGCGGCGTCTGGCAGCGCGGCATCTGCGGCGGGTGGTGCATCGAGCTGGACCAGGCCGCATTCGGGCACGTTGCGCGGAAGCGTACGTGGCTGTACGCCGTGACCGACGATCCCCCGCCAGCGCCACCCGCACCAGAGCACAACGGCCGCGTGGTGCGTGTTTACCGCAAGCGTCTCGAGGACGGATCATGGATTCGCGGCAACGCGGCCGCGGTGGATAGCAGTGAGATCAGCCACGCCGCCGCGGAGCATTCACCTGTGGCCTTCGCGATTTGGCTTGTCGAACTGGCACGGCGGGGAGCGCGGGCTAACGTGCAGTAGGCAACATCTGTAGACTTTGATCGATGCAACGACGCAAGAGCCCGCGGCACGTCAAGGCTGCGAACGCACGATGGCGGAACGCCGAGAGACGAGCGCAAGCTGAGCGAGACGCCGGCATACCTGATCGCGCCGCGCCAGCAGATCAGCGCCAGCCGATCACGTTCGACCTGAGCAGCTACGGCGGACGGCGACTGCGGATTGAGCCCCGGATCGGCTACATCGCATGCCGCGTCATCGACGACGAGACTGGCGAGATCATCGACTGCGCGGCCATCAAGACGGCGCTGCACCGCATCGCTGACGCGCTGCCGGCAACGCTCGGCGCGAGGGCGTAGACCAGCTCTCACCTTCCGCCAGCAGATAGAAGCTCCGCGCCCTCAAGCAGCACCGGCCCTATGCTCGTCGTCACCCAGGGCCACGCGATCCCGCAGTCGTGCGTTGCCTGGATCTGAGCCGCCACCGGCCGCACGCCAGCCGGGACGCTGATCGACCATGTACCCAAGTCCACCGGCCCGAGCGGTTTTGGATCGCCGGCGGCCGGGTCATCCACGATGCGCGCCGGCGCCTCGTGCATCAGTCCGTCTTCGCCGAGCAAATAGGCGTCGAAGCGCTCGCCGCGGCAGCGCCGCGTCTTGACCGCCGCCAGATGCAGCCGGATCTCGCCGGGAGCCGCCTGAAGCTGATACGCGCGCACCTGGTCGAGAACTGGCACGACCTGAAGCACAGCCGATACGACAAGCCACATGCACGCCGCCGCGGCAGCCGGGATCGCAACGCCAAGCCAGCGTGAATCGACATGCCAGCGGTGCAAGTTGGCCGCCATGACGCACGCGCCTGCCCCGCAGGCCCCGATGCCGATCTGCATGACCATCATCATCATGATCCCGTCGTGCCGCCGCCGATCTTGCGGTTGGCGTAAGCCATGGCGAGCGCCGGCACTTGGCGCCAGCCAGCGGCCACGATCGCGGCGAGCGGCATCCACAGCAGATCCTCGGACAGGCCCCACGATGCCGGGGCGAGCGCGGTGGCGCCGTGAGCGGCCAGACCGGTGAACAGCACGCCAGCCGTGACGCCGGCCCCGATGTGCGTCAGCGGCTGCCACCAGCGCTGCATCGGCTCGCGCATCGCCAGCGACAGCGCGGCACCGCCGAAGGCGCCGACTAGGATCAGCGCGTACTGGCCGCCGACGCCGCCGAGCGCCGCCGTGGCGAGCGCCGCAAGCGCGGTCTTGGTTGCTACGCTTTCGCTCGCGGCCATAGCACGATCGCCGTGGTGACCGCAGCGGCGGCCAGTCCTCGATAGATGTCCCGGCCGAGCCATTGCTGGCACAGGTCGGCGTGCTCCGGCTGGCCCCACTGGGCGATGCCACACACCGTCTGCTGCGCCGACTCGATCTCGGCCAACCAGCATCCCCAGGCGCCAGCTATCGTCGTCGTCGCGACCCGCGCGCCACGGGCGAGCATCATCACCAGCACGCCGCAGACGACGTAATACCACCACGATCGCGAAACAGCGCCCTCGATCAGGTAATAGCCCATGTACGCGGCCACTGCTGTGCCTGCTACCGCAGCCTCGAATTGCTCGCGCGTCACTTCGGACGAATGACAGGGCCAGGCCCACCGGCGCTGCTCGGGGTGATCGACGGCGGATCGAGACGGTCCGCAAGTTTGCGCAGGATCGCTGCAAGTTGCTTCAGCATGCTACTTCCTTTCGCATTTTAATAGCTTGGATACCATTTTCCGGTGGATGATACATAGGTAAACGTCATGGCCCGCCCTATAACGGCTGTAGACGCTGCATATATGTTTCCGGTCGTGTCGGTTGTAAACGCTGCCGTAGGTATTAGAGTAATGCTGGAGCCGCTTGTAAATCCAGCCGGAACCGTTATATTTTTGACCAACCCAGTCCCGAGGAAAGACGTTTGCACCGCGGGAGCAATTGTGTTGCTTGCTATTGTCAGCGTTGGCGGCGGTGTTTTTTGACCAATCCACATATCGCCGTTTGCGCCAATGGCTATTCCGTTCAGCTCGTCGTAACACCCGAACCGCAGCGTATTGCTACCGTTGTCAGTGAAAGCGCCCGACGCAAAGCCGTAATTAACTCCATGGAAAGTTGTATACGCGGCCCCAGAGTCAATCGTGACCCCTCCATATTGGCCGCCATGAAAGTTTGTTCGGCTTGCGGACGACCCAACATGAATACTAGACGCCCCTGTTCCGAGATTTGAGTAAAACGAATTTGCGGTGCCAGAAACGTCTATGTCATAAGAGCTGTTGCCCTCCAAATCAACGTCAATGAAAACATTGCCGGCCGAGCCTGACAAAACCTCTATGCCCTTTCCGTTGCCTTCTGAGGTCCCTCCAATAAAATTGGTTCTCAAACACCCAGAAGAAGCTAATTTGATCCCCGAGCCGCTCACTCCTTCAATAATAGGATTTATGAATGTGCAGGCGCTGGTTTGTTGACCGCTGCGGTCTGCAACCAGTATCCCATTTGTAGGCGTCACAGAAAACGCGCCCTCGGAAGACGACACTATTGGCGCTACAAAGTGAGTCGCCGTGCACCGCAGCACAAGTATTCCCGCGGCGCTTACGTCCCTGCACCTCACGTTTTCGATACGCCCATGATCCAGCCCGCGAACCAAAAGCCCGTTTGTCGTGCTTGCGTTTCCAGTTATGGTGAACCCGGCCATGCTCATACCAAACACAATGCCGTCACCAGGATTTGGGCCAGCATCTAATGCCCAAGCAGTGCCGGAGCCGGTATGCTTTAGTATGACCTTGCCGACTGCGCGAAGAGAAAGGCCGTTTATTTTCCATGTCTGAGTGCTTGCAAAGCGGTACGTCCCAGGATGAAATTCCAGCTCGCCGGCAGTGACGGCCATCACCAAGCGAGCCGAGTTAAATGCGGAATCGTTGTTGGTTGAATCGTCTCCAATCGCCCCATAACGACGCACGTCTCCGGGAGGAAATTCGTAGTTTGTTGGCGTTACGCCTGCCGATACCTCGTCCGCGGTCCTCGCGTATATCTTATTTAAGAACTGACCAATCCCTGCGGCGTATGATGCTGTCGGGGTATAAGCCAGTAAAGACGGCCCGGCTGACCCAAGCAAATCGTTTATGGCCTGCACGGCAGCCAGAAGGTCTGCGCGCGCCAGACGCGGAGAATCGGCCCCGGAATCCAAATTTGACGTTGAAATAGTCATGTTGCAAATACGTTGTATGCCGATTGAAACAATATCGGATGGCCGCCTGAAATCGTCCACCGGACGCGTATATAACGGGCGCTAAAACTAGATTCCGGCACGCCACCCCAGCTTGTGTAGGTAGATCCGTCAGTACTGGATTGATATTCTGTTATAGACGCGCCATTTGCCAAGCTGGCAGTGCGCAAATATACAGTCTGCGCGCTTCCTAAATCAGTAGTTGTGTGCTGATAAGAAATGTCGCCGCCAGTCGGTCCATCCCAGTCGCCCCAAGCTTCCCACGATGTGGGTATGGTGTCCCACGTGAGCGTGCCAGGCTCTTCTAGAAAATATGCGCTTATAGCGCAGTTTGTTTTCGTTCCGGGCCATCCGTCTGCCGCGCAGTCTACGGATGCAAGTAGTTGACCTACAGGACCAATGCTTGTGTTATGGTATAGATACTTTGCATTAGCAGACTCGTTCCCGCTTGTGTCTACTGCTTTGATTGCAAAGGTAAACTCTCCGTCGCCCGGCCTGTTTAAGTCTCGCGATCTTTCTCCAGCCCCGGCGTCAAAAAGCGGCACCATTGACTGCCATGCCGCAGAACTCAACCCTCCGATGTATCTGACGCTAAATCCAGCCGTATCTACTGGGGCGCTTGGATAGTCCCAAAAAAACGTGCGCGCCCCTGGGTGATGAGTAACAAGCGAAAACTTCTGTACGTCCGGAGGCGGCTCTGTTTTTCCTATGACTTTGTGCGCAACCGGCGTAGACCATAAGCCTTTGCCAGTAGACGAAAACGCTCGCGCTTTGACAATGTAGATTCGGTTATCGCTGACTGGAGTCAGCCGAGCCTGCGCTACCCCAGGCAGACACGTCACCGAGCGCCATTTGGACTCGTCGTCGACCGCAAGACCAAACTTAACTTCGACGCCGCCGCCGCTTTGAAGCGCATAGGCGTCTGTGATCGCGTCCCATGTAACCCTGATAGAACTGATGACGCTGCCGTCGCTCAACGGCAATAGCTCGGAAGTGCCGCTAGAACATGCGACGTTGGTGACGGTCTGGACAACCCACGGACTCGGCAGCGTGGTGCCGGACGAGATCAGGGTTGCCGTGTAGCTCGGGTCGAGATTCCAGATCGATGGATCGGATTCTTGAAGCGTCAACTCGATTCCGCCCTCAAGCGTCCACGCGGTATCGAGCACCTCGAAGACCTTGCTGGAAAACCCGAAGCGCGGCAGCGTCACGGTCACGTTGTCGCCGGGCTCAAGCGTGTAGGCGCGCAGGTTGCACGCCGTTTTCAGCACCATGCCGTTGCGCTGGCGCCTGATCTGGCACGCCGCGAGGTATTGCGCTTGCGGCGCAAACCCGACCGCCGCCATCTGGACATCGAGCGGCAAGTCGGCGCCGTCATCGCTGACGTAGCTTGAGATCGAGAACTTCGGGAACGGCAGGATTTTGTAGTCTCGATCCTGGTCGCAGAACGAGCCTGTGATGCCATTGACAACATCGGCCCGGTTGCGCCGCGGCTGGATCTGCACGGGGGCCGAATCCGACAGCCACGAATAATCGATGGCGGCAACCGGAGACGTGTAGGAGCCGGCCTTGACCTTCAGGATGCCATCCGCGAACCACCACCGGCCGCCCATTGCCTGACACAGTTCGTTGAGCGTGTCGGCTGGCCGCGTGTGCGCTCTTGCAACGTACCCAGCGGTGTAAAGCGGCCTCCACGTCGTGTTTGCGCCCACCACGTAGCCGGCAGAGGCGTCGCAGATGTTGGCGGCAGCGCTGATCGCCGCGTCATCGATCGCTGACGCCGACTGCCGACCGCCCAATGGATGAATCGCATAGGCGCGCATCAGCAGCGCCGGGTTTTCGCTCCATGCGGTAGTCGTCGTCCTCGGGTCATAGCATTTCAGGCCACGCACGACGGCGCTGACGTTCGGGATGCCAGCCGGGAAGGTGTCCGGGTCATAGTCAAGCTCGACGACAAGGTACGTGAGCCCCGTCGCTTTGTGCGCCGATGTCCACACGCCCGGAAGGTTTGACACCATCGTCGCATCCGCCGTCTGGCCCGCCGCGCCAAGGTATTTGCGAATGCGAGCGCGCGATGTCTGCGTGCGAACGCGGTAGTTGATGTTTACCGGATTGCCGACCAGCAGCCCGTCAAGCGAAACAGACGCGCCAGAAACGCCGGTAACCGCTACCTGCGTTTCGTCGTTGTCGGCTCCCGTAAACCCTCCGCCGACCACGTTTTGCTGCATTGCGACGGCGGTGCCGCCGAATGGAGTAGTCGAAAGGGTGAACGTCTCGGTCGTGGACGAAGGAGTGAATACCTCAACTGTGTCCGTGTCCGTGGTCGCCACATAGGGGCACGGGTCCGGCGTGTAGGTGACGCGCAAAAGGCCCGTCGCACTCGAACTGGCGCCGCTGACGCTGACGCTCGTCCCGGTCACGCTCGTGACGGTCAGCGTTGTGACCGTCGAGCCGTAGTAGGCCTTCGCGGTGACGCTGCCCGCTTTCGGCGTCGACCCAATCGTCACGGTGGCAGTGGCAGCCGCGATGCTGAAGTCATCCGTTCGGCTGACGCCGATCACGTTTCCTGAGCCATCGAGCGTCAGGAGATCGTCGTTGAAGTAGACGGTTTCGATTGCATCGCACTCGTGCGCCGCCAAGACGGCGCAGAACACGAGCGAAGCGTTCAGCGCCCCATAGGACTTGATGAACGCGATGGGGCCGCTGACGCGCTGGCGGCCGAGCACAATCTGGCGCTGCTCGGTCGTGCCGCGCACCATGACGTAGCGATCCTTCAGGCTCGCGTTGTACGCGTCCTTCGCGGCGTTCTGCGCCTTGCGCTGTTGGTCCCTGAGGTAGGCGACGGATGCAACGACCTCCAGCGTCGTCGCGATGGCCGCGGTGTTCGCAAGGATGAAGCTGCCGAGTTCAGTGGCGCCAGCTTCGAACGCGCCCTCGCCGGCGAGCCAGACGAAGAACTCGGTTACGCCGCCGTCAGGCATGCCCGACTCCCCAGGCCCGAATGACCTCGCTCATGCCGACGGCGTGCAGCGCCGTCGTTGCTTGCACGAGCCAAACGCCGCCAACGTGCACGCCGAGCATCGGCTTGTCGTTGCACCGCACGAGCGCCACGTCGCCTTCGATTGCCATCAGCGGGCTTGCCAGCGGCGCGCCGCCGAGCGATGCCGCGCCGCGCAGGCCGCGCAACTTTCGCAGCAGCGCAAGCGCGCCGTCAGCGTCCGAGTAGGTGCCGCGGAACTGCACCGCCGGGTCTTCGCCGGTGACGGCCAACGCGGCGTCGGCGGCCCACAGGCAGCAGTCGCGCTCGCCCCATGCGAATCCTTGGCGCAGCCGCGCGATGACGAGCGCGTTCAACCGGGCGCGCCAGTCGGGCAATCGTTGATGCGTCATCGTTGGAACCACTCCCGAGCGGGCCACACGATGCGTTGATCGACCTGATCGTTTTGGAATTGGAAGAACAGATCACCGGAGTGCAAGCGCTGCTGTTCGTCGTCGGAGTACAGCGACGACACGGGCCGCGTCAGATCGATGCCAGCATGCTCGGCGGTGACGGCGATCGTCGCGGTTCCGCCTGACTCGGACTGCGATTCCGAGATCGTCATCACGTCGAGCAGGCCGGCCCACCGCAGACGCACGTCAACGACGGCGAACGTCGTCGGGTCGAGCACGCACAGCTTGATGCGCACCGCTTTGCCTTGAACCTTCTCGGTCAACGCCAGCGCGGCCATGGCGCTCGGCGCTCCGGACAATTCAAACGACATGCCCTTCACGTCGCCGGTCGAGTCCTGCATCGGTGCGACCTTGCCCATGCCCTTGGTGCCGTAGTAGGTCGAGCCGCTGATGACGAGATCGGCATTCGACGTGTTCAGGAATAGCGGCGAAGACAGATCCATTTCGATCAGCAGCACGAGCGGGACCAGGCCGCTGGACAGAATCGTCGCGGCCGAACCTGAGACGGTGCGCACTAGAAATACTCGCGGAACTCGGCTTGCGGGCCACTGAACATGCCCGGTTCCCACCGCACCGGCGCGCCGTCGCTCGTGAGCAGGAACGGCGCAGTCGGCCGGTTCCACGTCACGCTTGCGCCGGCGGACTGAGATGATCGCAGGCGCGGCGCAATCTCGACGGACGAAAACACGCCTGAGCCATTCGCTGTGACTGCTGACATCACGCGCACCAGTTGCCCGTTGACACCCAGCATGTCGCCCTCGACAAGCGTCGAGTTTGCTGCGCTCCCAGTGATCGCGATGGTATTCGCCAGGGCCGCCGCGCTCGCGTTGAGCGTCATCGTCCCGCGCGCCGTGCCAAGCGGTACGGGTCGCCGAAAGTTCCACAGGTTGATCTGGTTCGCGCGGCCCTTGAGACGATCGAACAGAGCCTCAAGCCGGCCGCCTAGGATCTGGCTGTTGCCGGGCGGAAGCTCCATGATGACCGCCAAGTAGTCGCCCATGAGATCGACCGCTTGCACCTGCCCAGAGTAGGGCGACGCGAAGCTCATCGTCCGCGGCACCACACGCATCTGAAACCCGCGCGGCTTGATGTCGCTCGGCCAGGTGTAGGCGGTCATCCCACATACCCCTTCGTCGCCACCTGCCGGCGCACGTCGCCCATGATCGCGGCGCGCTGGGCGGCGAGAGCATTCGCGACCTCGCCGCGACTCACGCCCTGCCCGACGTTGAGCGTTTGGCCCGAGAAGTCGAAGTGCACGACGTTGCCGCTGCCCTGCCGCGCCTCCTGCTTGGTGAGCACGCGTTCACCCTCGTGCAGCAGCGCCGGATAGCCATCGTATGGCACGTAGTCGGCGCCGGTGGCGTGGCCGAAGAAGCCGCTCGCGAAAGACGTGATGCCGTTCCAGATGCCGGCCAGCGAGAACGAACTCGCGAAGCTGCTTTTCGGGTCGATCATGCTGGCGATCTGCATCCTGAAGAACTGCCGCAGATATTCCTCGGCCATGAAGCTGAATAGGCTGCTGAGGTTCAGCTTTCCGGTCTTCGCGAACTCGACGAACGCGTCCGCGGCACGATTCAGCGTGCCGGTGACGAGGTTCTCGGCGAACTTGGCTTCGTTGGCGGCATCATCGACGTACTGCTGCACTGCCTTCGTCGCCCCTGCGCCAAATGTCTTGGAAGCCGCGTCCTGCTTCGCCAATGCGTCTTTCACGCGCCTCACGGCGTCGGCGTACTTCTCCCAAATCTCGGCGGCGCGTTCGGGGTACTTCTCCGCTTCCGCTTGAGCCGTCGCGTGCAACTTGATCGCGGCCTCGTTCTGCTTGCGCGCCAGCGTGCCCATGCCGATCGCCGCGGTTTCCTCGTTGATCTTGCGGACCTCCTCGTCCACCTGCTCAACCCACTTTTTGATGGCGGGCGTCGAGATCATCGCGTCGTACTTCCTGCCGGCCGCATCGGCGACGGCCTTCATGGCCGCCGACTCTTTGTCGAGCGCGATGAGGTTTTCCCTCGACAGTTCGCGCGCGATGAACTCCTCGCGCGACGACTTCGCGCGGGCGCCGGCTTCCTCGATCAGCGTCTTGGTCAGCCGCTCAGCTTGCGCGATGGCTTCGGCCTTGCGCTTGGCCTGCTCGGCGGCGTCCGCCGCTTCGGCCGCGGAGATGGCCTTCGCCTTGTTCGGGTCGGAAAGGCCCCTCAGGTCGCCTTGAGACGTGCGGAAGCGAACCACAGCGGCACGCGCGTTGTCGAGCGAGCGCCCGTACATCGTCCAGTTCGCGGCCTCGGCGTCGAGCTTGACCTTTTCGTCGGCGAGCGACTTGATCAGGTTCTGGAACTCGGTTTCGAGTTTCTTGTCTTCGCGCGGCGTGTACTTGCGCGTGACCTCAGTGACGATGGCTTCTTGCTCTTGCTTGGTGAACGCCGCGCCGGCCTCGGCCGCCTTGGCAAATCGCTCCTTCCAGATCGTCAGTTCGCGTTGCAGGTTCAGATGCGACTTCGACTGGTTCAGCAGGTCGTCGCCAAGCTTGCGCGCCTCCGTACCTTCTTGCTGACGCTTGGCTGCTTTCCCTTCTTCGGTTGCAAGCTTGTCGTTCTGCGCCTTGGTCTCGCGCAGCTTAGCCAAAACGGATTCAAGCTCGGCGACCTTGGCGGCGGCGTTGTTGCCGACAAGCCGGCCGATGATGCCGTCGCCGAAGGAGTCCTTGGCGCGCAGCAAGTCGGAACGCGCTATTTCAAGGCGCGAGGTGATGCGCGCGACCTCGGTGTCGATCGTTGCGGACTTGCCCCAATTCGCGATCGCGTGCGCCACGTCCGAAACCGACGCCTTCACGTCATCCCATGCGCGAGCGAAAAAGCCGAGGTTCCGGGTGGACTCGGAAAGCTTGGCGTTCAACGCTTCAAGCACAGCGCGCTGCGCTTCTTCGGCGTGGCCGGCTTCCTCCATGCGGCGCACGGCTTCGTACTGGCCGGCCGACATGAAGTGCATCGACTTGTTGTGCTCGGCCGCCCATTGCGCCACGCCGTCGCGCATCTTGGCGAGATCGGTCACCACTTCCTCGGCCGTCTTGCCGGTGACGCGTTGGAATAGGAGCGCGGCCTCGGTAGCCGCCGCAAACGTCTCGGGACCAAAGCGGCCGGTGCCGGCAACCGCCATCGCACTCTCGACGCCGGCTCCGATCGTGGCGCGCGAGTTCTTGGCCGCCGCCGCGGCGACTTGTTCGAGCCGCGCTGCCGTGAGGCCGGCGGCGTTGCCGGTCTCGATCAGCATCATGTTGAACTTGTGCTGTTCGTGCGCGCCGCTGGCCGCGATCAATCCCAAGACGCCGATTGCCGCAGCCACGCCACCAAGCGGACCGACGAGCACCGAAAGAGCATTCTTGGCCGTCGTGCTGTACTCGGCGAGCACGAGCAGCGAACCGCCGAAACGCTTGTATTGACCCTGGCTCAGCTCGTGGCCCAAAACCAGAAATTCACGAGTTATGCCAGACATGGCGGTCTTGCTACGATCAGCAGCATCCGCAGCGTCCTTATGCGCTCCGGCGAGCGACTTCACGTCGCCAACGCGATCACCGATGCTTTTGACGGCAGCCTGAACCGAATTGAGCGTGCGCTGCATCCGCTCGGCTTCGGTCTGCGTGACCTTGCCGGCGGCCTGCGCGGACGCGATCCAGTTCTTGACATCAAGCGTCCACTCGGAACGAAGTGCCTGCGTCATCCGGTCACCTTGATGAACTTCATCGCTTGAAATGCCGCCGGCAGGTTCTTGGCGACGTATTCGGCCATGGCGTCAAACGCCGCCGACTTCTTCGTCTCGACGGCCGGCCGCATGTAGGGCTTGGCCGGCACCCACTTGGCGCCCAATGCCGCCGCAATCCCGGAGCGCACCGCCTGCCGGTGTTGCCGCTTGGTCGTACCGGGCGTGCGCGTCCAGTGCCCGTACTCCACCCACGCCGCGTAGTACGCGTCCTTGTCGTTCAATGTGGCGCCCTTGTTCTTGCCCCGGCGCACCATGCGCTTGCCGGTGCGAACGTCAACGATCCACGTTTCGACGGTCGGCGTGCACTTGTTGATCAGGCGCGCCATGTAGATCGCGCGCTTGAGCGTTCCGGGCGGCGGATGGCCGGCGGAAACAGGGCCGGTCCACAACGGGGCGCGGAGGATGGCTTCGTTGCGCACAACACGCGCGCCACTCGCCACTGCGCCAATCATCACGCGCTGCCGAACCCTGTCTGGCAGCGCCATGATCTCGTCGAGGAACTCGCGCATGTTCGGCGTCGTCATCGCTTGCGTCATGGCGTTTCCTCACTTGAAGCCGAACAGCGCATCCAGGGCGGCCGCCTCGTCGGCGGGAGCGAGCTTCTTCGGCGCCGGATCTGGCGGCTTGTGCTCAGCCACGTAGCGCGCCAGCACTGCCGAGTGATCCGCCGGCGAGGTCGCTGGCTGCTTCTCGGCGCGGTGGATGTTGTGCAGCTTGGCGACGATCGAGAAGGCGCGCGCCTCGTCGGCGAGCGGGCCGAACGGCTCGCTCAGTTCGTACTGCTGCAACAGCGTGAACAGCCCGGATGGCAGGCCGGCGACGTACTCCAGCGACCATCCGGTGTGAAGCGCCAGCCGGATCAGGAACCGCAGATCCGGCTGGGCCTTCAGTTTCCCGCTGCGGACTCCGCGGCCTTGGCGCCCATGCCGTTGATCGCCTGCGCGGCGCCGAACAGCGCCTCGAAGACATCGGACGGGCTGCCCAGCAGCATGTCGGCGTCGGCGTCCGAAAACACCCGCGCGCCGGCCTCGTCAACCACTGATGCCGCCACGAGCAGCGCCGAGAACTTGCCGGTATCAACCTTCTCGTCGTTGCCGAGCGAAGCGGTCGCGATGCCGATGCGCTCGGCGGCGGTGATCGTGCGCACCCGGGCCGTGCCACCGTTGGGTAGCGTCACGTCACGGGAGCGTGGTTCGAGAGCGGCCAACAGGCCGGCGCGGTCAAGGATGGTCATGTGGTCTTCGATGGTTGTTGCGTCGTCTGCTCAGCCGCCGATCAGATCGACAGCTCGCTGCGCGACACGCGGCCCGTGCAGCGGATCTCGAACTGCGACTTGAACACGCCGTCCGCCTGCCCCTGCTCGCCGAACTTCTTGACGAAGCCCGCGAACACGCGCTGCACGCTGGCGCTCGGATAGTTCAGCTTGAAGTAGGTGCTGGTTTGCTTGGACTTGGCCGTCATCGCGGCGATGTGGCCGGCGTTGGACGGGTCGAGATCGACGGTGCCGCTGACGCCCGAGAAGTCTTCGAGGCCGGGCAAGAACTCCTTCGCCAGCGAGTCGAGGTTCGTCGTGTCGATTTCCGACACCGTGCCCTCGAAGCCGTTGAAATCCTTGAGGTTGATGAGCTGCGTCCAGGTCTGCGGCTGGGACGATGCGGTTGTGCCGGCGGCGGCGAACCCCGACGAATCGATGTTGACGGTGAACGACACGCCGGCGGAGATCGCAGTCACGATGCCGATGCGGCCGACGATCTCGGGCATGTTGGTGGCTGACGTGAAGACCACGGCCGTGCCAACCGCGGGCGGGCTGGCGCACGAGCACACCGCCGAGGTTGCCTTGGTAATCGCGGTGATCGAGTTGGCGGAGCCGGGCGTGCCGGCGATATACAGGGCGCAGCCCTGTGCGAGCTTTGCGGTGCTGGTCATGGTGATTGCTCCGGGCTGACACGAAAAAGCCCGCGCGAGGCGGGCCGGGATGAAAAAATCCGCCCGAAGGCGGCTTGGCTAGAACGGGGTCAGATGGCGATCAGTTCGTCGCCCATACGCTGTAGTCGCGCACGCGGCGGAAGGCCTTGATGGCGTCTTCGTACAGGTCTTGGCTGCTGATCGGAACGTTGGCGATGGCCCCCGGCGTGCCGGCGGCGAACGCAGCAGCCTGAGCGGCGAACGCAACGTCGAGGGCATCGATCAGCGCCTCCACATCCGACAGCCGATCACCCACCGCATCGATCTGAATGCGCGTGTTCTGCAAATCGCTCGGGCCGCCGAGGCTCACGTTGTCCGTGCTGACGATGCGATTCCAGGTGACGAACGGCATCACCGGCCGCCCGCTCGGCGCCGGCTGCGACGTGTTCATGCCATACCAAACGCCGCCGGCAGGCGATACCGCGCCGGCGATGAACGCCTGAAGGTCTTCGACGAGTTTGGTCACGGCGTCAGCCCAGCGTCGGGCCTTCGGAGCACAGCAGTTCGAGCGCGGCGTGCGCCGTCTCGGGCTCGATCACGGCAAGGATGTCGTACACCCGCGTCGTGCCGCCGGCGCTGTAGACCGCGCGCATCTTGGCGTGCACGCCCGGCCGATACCGAATCGTGATGACGTGCGTGATCTCGCCCTCGACCGCGCCGGCTTGCGCCATTTCGCGCCCGGCGGCCGGAGCGATCTCCGCCCATGTCGTCGCGCCGGCGCTCGGCCAGTCGGTCCAGTTCGTCAATTCCTGCCCGTAGCTGTCCTGCGCTGTCGCCTGGTTCGGCTGCCGCGTCTGGAGCTTGATCTGCCGGTTCAGGCGCCCCGGCGACAGGATCACGGCGGTCATGCCAGATCCATCCGGTAGGGGTCGAGAAGCGTGTCAACGTACGGCAGCGGCTCAAGCTTGCCGCGCGACACGAGGTTGATGTCGGCGCGCAGGTCATACCCGCTGCCGAGGCGCAGCAGCAGCCATTCGCGCAGGCCGGCGTCCACCTCGCCGATGTAGTGCGTGCCCGTGCCGGCATCGGTCAGCGTGATGGCCGCGCCGCCGGACGTGGCCGAGACGGTGAAGCTCATCGAGGTCGGCAGCGACTGCACGTAGTAGCGCGCATCTGGGTCGAGCGGCGCCGGCAGCGCGCCGCCGCTGTTCGAAAGCTGCACCTCGTCGCCGACGTTGAGCGGCCGCCACACGCCGCCCTTGATGGTCAGCACGTTGCCGCTCGCCGTCACGACAGCCGCATCACCGGCGTCATAGGTCACCTGCACGGCGTTGACCTCGGGCATCGGGATCGGCCAAATCTTGCCGAACTGCGGTGTGATGCGGGCGATCTGCGCCGTCACGGCCGATCCTAACGTTGCCTCGACGGTGTAGTCAGTCGTCAGCATCGTCTGCTGCGTCCGCGCCATGTCCAGATACTTGATGGACTGCACGCCGAGCACCGGGCCGTATTCGAGGCGGATGTCGTGCCCCGGCAGGCCGTACGGCTTGCCCCACGGAATCGCCGACTGGCCCATCTGCCCAGGGAAACTGTCGAGCGTCAGCGTCCAGCGGCGCGCGAGGATCGAACGGCGACACTCGGACTCGGCGAACGTCGTCATGGCGCGGATCAGCGCGACGATCTTCGCGTCGTCCACGCCGGCATCCTGCCGGACGTGGTTGCGCGCTTCTGCCACGTCTATCGGCAGGCCGAGCGGGCGCAGGATGGTGGATAGGGGCATGTGGGATGCTCGGCAGCGATTCAGAAATCAGACGACATAGGTCGTTCTGTCATTGAACGTTATGCTTTCGCGGCCATCCTTGTAATACCCGGCGCTGTCCTTAAACTTCCCGGCCAACGCGGCTGCCGCGGCGTTGTATCCAGAGTCGAGGCCGGTCGCATCAAAGCCAAGCTGGCCGGCGTAGTTGTTAGGGTGGCCAACGCCCCATGGCCACAGGCCGCTGAATCCAGCCCGTAATGCACCAATCACCGTGCGCGCCATCAACGTGGCCCTATCCGCCGCAGGCATTTCCAAGATCAACGCCGACACGGGAGGGTCATATGTACAAAAGCCCCACTCGGTTGCGTAGAACTTCAACCCAATTCGTCCGCGGGCGGCTAGCAAAGCCTTGAAAACTGCTATGCCGCCGGAATTTAGCGTAGCGAAATCTCCACGCCAGCCATAAGTTGGATTTGGGCGCGCGTAATACGGGTGTAGCGCCAGATTATCAAAACACTGATAGCCGTATTTGCCTAGCCCAGTGACACCCTCTTGAGCGTCAAGCCATGTGGCCATGACGCTGGCATTGAACGTGCCAGCGCTGAGAGTTTCGATTGTAGGATCTGCTGTTTTGATCGCTGCGTGAGCGGTCCACATTTGCGCCACGAATTGTGCAGCCGAATACTTGAAGAAACTAGCTGTAGCGGTGAACGGCGTCCCGCCAGTTTCAGGCTCGTTGAATAGCTGCACCCATCGGAAGAACCCGCCCCATGTTGTTCTGTTGCGTTGGGCAAACTGCGTGCAGAACCACGCGAGTTGCGACAGGTCGGTCGGGTAGCTGTTCTCCCCTGGGAGGTTGTTCGGCCCGTTGACAGCTTGATCCGCTGGTTGCGCCAGCCACGCCGGGCAACCGTAGAGCACGTACAGTCCGCTCGTGCAACCGCCTGCCTTGGCTGCCGACACGATCGCGTCGAGCTTGGTCCAATCAGTCGTGTTGGCGGCCGTGTGGGCGTTAGTCCAGAAACTGTCTGGATTGCAGAACGTGCTATAGCTCGTAGCGCCGACCAAGCTGGCAACAATGCCTGTGGCTTTGGTGGAGTTGTAGCCCAACACCATGCTTCTCGCATCCGATGCGGTATTAGTCAGCCCCGCATCAGGGCTCACAAAAAATGACGCACGCTAAGCGATACGAGATCAACGTTGGTGCCGGCTGAAAACGTATTAAGCGCGATATTCATGTAATTATCTCCCGTCAACGATACTGACGTTTCCTTAGCATCCGACAACGGAGAGCTACTGCCGTTTACGCGGCGCTGGCCAGTCACAAATACCTTGCCTGCCGAATACGTCACGCGCAACGACATGTAAAACTCCAACGGGTCTGTCGCGCTAAATGAGTTTCCAATTGACGGCTGAATGTCGGTGTCACTTAAACCATTTGCTGGGCCGAACTTTACGGACAAACCTCCCGTCCCTGTGCCCGTCTTGCGCAAAACGAAGTAAATATCTGTAAAGCTCTTGCCAACTGCAATTTGCGCTTCCGAGATAACAATTGGAGACGGCAATCCGCATACTCCATTTGTAGAAGCCCCAAGAAATGTTGATACAGGAGAAGACCTCGTCCCGTTCAGTTCCCATACCAGCGTAGGCGCTTTACTTCCCGCCAGCAATGCCGCAACCGCCGCCACCTGCGATGCGTTGAGTGCCATCGATGGGTCACCGCGCTGGCTCGGCGGGTCAAAGCAGAGAACTTCGGGCATGGCGATTCCTGATGGTTTGCTGATGTCGTTGGTTACTGCGTAGCGCCAGCTTCGGCTTGCGCTGCCGCCGCGGCTTCGGCAATCTGCGCCGCTGCTCCGGCGCCGGCGGTCGCGGCTTCGGCCTTGGCCGCGGCCTTATCGGCGGCGGCGCGCGCGGCTTCCGCGGCCTGGGCGGCCTTCTCGGCATCGTCGGGAACGTCGATCTCCTCGGCGTTCAACAGCTCGACTTGCCGCTGCGCGCCGGCGTCGTCAGCCGGCAGCACTTGGCCGGCGAGGTACTTCGGCTCGGAGGCGCCCGCGGCGTTGACCTCGAACCACGTATTGAGGATGCGGATGGCTTTCACGTTCTGTCGCTCCAATGCAAGCGGGGCCGACCCTTGCGAGCCGGCCCCGGTTCAGTTGCGGGTTACGGGCGGCAGATCAGCCGACGTGCTGCACGACCGAGGCCGCATCCGGCACGTAGGTCGACGCGGGCTTGAAGTACGGCAGCGCGCCGATGAGCAGCGCCGACGCCAGCGAAGCCGCGGTGCCCACCGTCAACGACAACCGCACGTAGCAGAAACCATTCGCGGTATCGAGTTCGGTGTCGCGCAATTCGATCGTGACTTGGTTGTTGTCGTTGGACGCCTTGACGAGCTGCGTGATCGCCTTGCCGGTGATGTCCTTGGCGCCGGTGCCCGAACTGTCCTGCGCCTGTTGAAGCTTGGCGTCGATCGTGGCCGACGTGCCCAGCGCGCCCGATGCGATGATCGCGACGAGCTGGTGCACGTTTGCCATGTTGACCCAGCCCGACGTGACGGTGCTCGCCGAGATCGACGCGGGGTTGATCGCGCCCATGATGGCATTGCGTTCGAACCACTTGGTATTGAGATCGCTCATGGTGATGAGACTCCAGAATTGAGGTGTTCAGAGGCCGGCCGCCAGCGAAGGCGGCCGGCTCAGGGGTGGCCGAGGATCAGCGAGCCGCCAGTTGCACGAACGGCGACAGCGTGGTGCTACCGTTTGCCGGGCTGATCGCCGCCGACAGCTTCGGAGCGCCGTCCACGCGGAACGTAACGCGGAAGGCGGTCGCGTCGGCGTCGAAGTAGATGTGCATCGACGTGGCCGTCTGCACGCCTTCGCTCTTGCTGATCGTCTGGTAATACTTCATGTCGAGCAGCAGCACGTCACCCTGCGACGAGAACGCCTTCGCGTGCTGCGACACGATGACCGGACGGCCGAGCAGCAGCCACTGAATCCCCGATTGGAGCGTGCCGCCATTGGGCGGAACGGCCGGCAGGAAGACCGGGTAGTTGCCCAACGTCAGCGCGCCGAGCGCCGGGATGACCGTGTTGTTGATCATCCAAACCGCGGTGCTGTAGCTGCCGGGCGGCAAGCGGCTGAACATATTCAGCAGGTTCGCCACCGACAGCGTGTTGGCGCTCTGCCCCGAGTCCTTCGCCTGCGTCACCACCGACGGACCAGCCAGCGCGCCGAGCGGCGTGCCATTGCCGAGGCCGAACAGGAAGGCATCGTTCGTCTTCCACGCCAGCGACAGGCCCATGCGCTTCGGCAGGTAGTTGCCGAGTGCGATGGAGTCGGCGAGCAGCTCGTCCGACACCGGCGTCAGCGCCAGCAGCTTCTTCAGGCGCAGCTCGAGCAACTGCGCGGCGACCTTGGTTTGCGTGCCGGCAAGCGCTTCGCCCTGCCAGTAGGCGCGCGGGCCGTTGGTGCCCCACGGCGTCGCCTCGTCCTTCGGGATCGCGATGCCGTTGCCTTGCACGGGCATGTTGTCCGTGAAGGGCAGCAGCGATTCCTCGGTCAACGACAGGTTGAAGACGTTGGTCGAGAACTCGGGCGGGATCAGGAAGCCGCCGTCACCGCCGGAGCCTTCGCCCGCGAAAGTGGACGGCGCCGCGGCCAACGGCATGCCGGCCGGCAGGAGCGTGCGCAGACGGCCGTCGAATTGCCCGGTGCCCATGCGGTTCGCGCGCCAAGCGTGAAACACCGACATCGCGAGGTCGCCGATGTCGCGGAAGCCGCGGCGCGGGTCGGCATCGATGTTCTCGGAAACGCTGATCAGCGCGCCGGTGCGGACGGCGAGTTCCGAGCGGGCGCCGGCGAGGCTCGCGGCCATTTGGCCGCCTTGCTCGGCCTGCGGACGATCGACGCCAGCGGCGGCAAGCTCGGCGGCCTGCATCTTGGCGATGCGGCCCTTGAGGTCCGCGACCTTGGCTTGGTGCTCGTCGAACGCGGCCTGCTCCTCGGCGGTCAAGTCGCGGGTGTCGAGATGCTTGGCGAGCACCCCCATCGCGTCAACATGCTCGGCCTGCTCGCGTTGCAGCTTCAGCACGGCCGGCGAGAAGGCCAGCACCGCGCCGACAGCGTACGGATCGGTCAGGGCGGCGAAAAGAGCGTTCAGGGCATCCGGGGCAGCGATCGCGGCACCGGCGAGAGCGGCCAGCGCGACGGCGACCACGGTCAGGAAGGAAACCTTGCGGTTCATGGTGAGAACTCCAGAAATGACAAAGCCGCCCGAAGGCGGCCAGAAACGAAAAACCCGCCGGGCGGCGGGTCGCGGGGTGCACAGTGGCCCGATGGGGCCGCGCGCAAGGCGCCTACGGGCGCCGGGCGGGTGGGCCGTGCTCAGCCCGGGATCAGCGTTCGGTCAGATCGCTCCAGCAATCGCGACGGCAGCCCGAGCCTTTGCGGCCTCCCGCTGGCGGCTCGCCGCGGCCATCTTGCGCACGACGGCATCGAACGGCATCACGCCATCCACCATGCCGGCCGCCAGCGCGTCTTGCGCGCTCAGCACACGGCCTTGTCCGAAGTCGCTGCGCACCTTGTCAGCCGACACGCCGCGGCCTTTCGCGACGGCCGAGACGAAGGCGGCGTAGTAGCGATCGACCATCGCCTGCATTTCGGCGCGGGCCTCGTCGCCGAGGGGTTCGAACGGGTTGCCCTCGACCTTGTACTTGCCGGCGCTGATCAACTCGATCTTGATTCCGGCCTCGTCCAGCGCCTTGCCGATGAACTCGTGCGCCGCATAGACGCCGATCGAGCCGACCTGGCCGCCGGGCGTGCAGTAGGCTTCGCTGCACTGCGACAGCAGGTAGTAGCCGGCAGACGCCGCCATGCTGTCGGCGATGCCGACGACGGGCTTCGTCGAGCGCGCCGCACGGATCTTGGTGGCGAGTTCGTCCACGCCGAAGACGCTGCCGCCGGGCGTCGAGAACTGCATCAGCACCTGGCCGACGGTTTCGTCAGCCATCGCGGCATCGAGTGCGGCGCCGATGTCCTCGCACGGCGTGCCGCCTTCGCAGGGGCCGAGGTCCGCGCCGCGCTGCACGATGGCGCCGAAGACGCGGATCAGTGCGATGCTGCCGTTGCCGGCCTTGGCGGGGCCTCGGGCGGCCTTGGGCTCGCCCTTCAGCGGCGCGCCGTGGTCATCCTCGTCCAGGCCACCGGCGCGCACGCCGAGCTTCGGCGCGTAGGCCCGAGCGAGGATCGCGGCATAGGTCGCCAGCGCGCCGGGTTCCATGGCCCAAGGGGTGCGCGCATAGGACGCGAGCAGGTGGAGAGTGGTCATCGGACTGGCTCCGGGTCGTTGGGATCGAGCACAGCGGGATCTCCGGTCAAGGCGCTTTTACGCCCTGCATGCCGATATGGGCATGCCCTATTCGCCCGGTGGATTGCCCCGCGTGTCGGAATTGCTTCACATCAGGTTCTTCAGCTTGTACAGCGCCCGGCGGTATTCGCCGACGAGCCCGTCAATCAGGTTCTGCACCGCGGTATTGCCGCGCGAGATCGCGTTGCGGCTGGCCTCGATCCACTCCACCGAATCGGTCAGATAGGGCACGATGGCGTCAACCGGCTCGCACTCGACGGCAAACGGGCCGATCAAGCTGAATGCGCCCTGGTAGACCTCGACGATCTCGTCCATCTGGTAGGGCAGCGCTTTGTACAGCTCGCCGAGCGCCATGTGCGCGGAATAGCTCGCCGTCGCCCAATGCGCGCGATGCGTGGCGTCGCGGTCGGCAAACACGCGGGCGGCCAGTGACTCGATGGTCGGAGCAACCGGAGCCGCTTCTTCTCGATCCGCAGTCGTCGCCATCACGCCCCCATGCCGCAGGCGATCAGCCCGCGCTCGATTACGTCAGGCCGCGCCGCAGGGTCAGCGCGGAACTTTGCGCACAACGCCTGCGCACGCTCGCCGCGCACGCACAGCGACTCGGCCACGATGCCGGCGAACTTGGCGTCGAAGACCTGCTCGGCCGGGCGCCGCTTCAGGTCTTCCGCCGCTCGCCGGGCCAGCCGCGCCGCGGTCGCCGTCACCATGCCGCGCAGGCGCGACGCACTTTCACTGTCGCGTTGAGGCGGCGGGGGCGCCGGATCGTCTTCACCTTCGCTGTCTGACCCGGGTTGCGCGGCGGCAGGCGTCGCGATTTGACTGCCGCCGTTGATCGGAACCATGTTCACGGGTCGGATCGGCGTGTTCATGCCGGGCAGTTCGATCGGGTCATCGCCCTCGGCGATCCGAACTTCGTTCGGCGTGATGCTTGACCACTGAGTGCGCGCCGCGTAGTAGGCCGTGCGCGCCGCGGTGTCGCCGCGCAGCATGCGCGACATGTCGAACTCGGTGTCGTATTCGACGAGATCGGTTCCGTCCTGGTCAAGCAAGAACGACTCGATCGACGATTCCCACAGCTCGGCGTAGGGAAGCATCGTGTCGGTCCAAAACTCGATCGACTGGTGCTCGATGTTGTTGTTGGTCGAGTTGTGCGATGCCACGCCATCGGCGAAGAAGCAGTGCGCGCCTTCGACTTCGATGTCAAAGGTTGGCATGGCCCCGATAGGAGTGATGCTGCTGATGCGCGACAGCGCAAGCCCTTCGACGCTGAAACCTTCGCCACCATGCCGAGGGTAGGCGCGGTCTTTGCGGTCGAACGGCTTGCCGCCGTCCAGGCGGCTGAAGTAGCGCGGATCGTTCGTGCCGATCCTGCGATTGGCGCCCGGGTCACCGCAGACAAACCTGAACATGGTCGTCGTGACAGGAGACGACGCTTCGGGCGGCATCGTGGTCGCTGTGGATTGCACGATGTTCGTCACCGGAACGCCGCACGACATGCATAGGTGTCGCAGGTCTTCAATGAGCGCTTTGTTGACCAGCGCTATGTGGATGCGCCCCATCTTGTCGATGCTGCCGTCCGAATCGACAATGCCTCGCAAAAATGCGAGACGCAGGTCTTCTTCAAGGCCAAAGACCCAGCCAGGAACGCGCTTGGTGAACGCCGTTCCTGACAACCCAAGCGATCGCAATTCCTCGGCGGCAGAGACCGATGAGAAGCTTGTCTTGCGGCAACCCTCGCGCAGCGTGATTGGCTCGATAGGCGCGACGACCGCGCCGGCCCAGGCGTTGCCGTTCAACACGTTGTTGATCGTGTTGCGGCCGACGCCGAAGCGAATTGCCAGTTCGTCGGTAGTGATCCTGGCCGCCAAGCGGGCGCGAATCTGCGCAAGGCTTTCTGCGCTGATGGAGGCTTGCGGATGGTCGGCATGATATTCACGGCCGCGCCCAATGGCCGCCACCGTCCCCACGTTGGCGCCGTACTCGCGCGCCAACGATGCCGCCGTGCACACCAACGGTTTCGCCGCGCGGATCTTGGCCACGTCCTCATCGGACAACTTGGCCATCGGGTGACCTGCCCCATGGGTGCTCACGCGGCCGCCTTTGGTGAACTCCACGGTCATCACGCGGCGGTAGTGGTCCATGTAGCCGGCGCCGTCCGCCCGCGCGATTGACGCGCCCCAATCGAACACGTTTCCATCGCCGGCTAGAAGCCCGGCAAACTCCATGAACCCGACGGTCAGGACTCGGCCGTTCGGTGCAATGGTGTTGCCGGCCTGCGGCAGGCCGTCCAACGACACCAGCGTGTCACCTGGCAGCAGGTCGCCCGCTTCGACGTACTGGTTTTCCCACGCCACGCACTTTTTCTTTCCGCCGATATTGGCGCCGCCGCGCTGCCCAATGGGCATGTCGGAGTACACCTTGCGCCGGACCAGCAAGCGATGATTCGGAGTGCAGCGGACCGTTCGGTTCGTGGTGCGGATCTCCAGCACGTCTCGCGTCCCGTTGTTCCACCAGTTCGTGACGCGGTGCAGGCGCGGCCCTTCCTCGGTCGGGCTCCACACCTCGTCGCCGATGCAAACGTCAACAATGCGCTTCGGCCCTGCGGCCGTCATGACCAGTGTGTCGGCCGGCATGCAGCGTTCAAGCCTACCGATCTTGTGTGGCGGCACGCGATACACGGATGCGATGCTGACGCCGTTCTCGCGTAGGACATCGACGAGCTGCGAATCCTCGTTCGACAGCCCGACCTCGTGGAACTTCATCCCGCGTTCAAGCAGCGCAACCTTGCCGCGGTTCGATCCGCCCTGCATTTCCTGCCACGAGTCGCGGAATGCCTTCTTCTTCTCGGCGGTGCTGAAATGGCCCGGGTATTCGATCCATCCGCCCGGCCGCGCGTCGTTCGCGAAGAACCTCGACGAGTAGGCTTGCACCGAAAGGCCCTGCCCGATTGCTTCGGCGGCCAGACGAATCGGGCTGTACCCCATGATGCCGTCACCCGACATGCCGCGCAGGTGCCAAATCTCGCCACGCGGGTAGGTGACGATTCGGCCGTTCGGGGATTGGTACTCGTAGCGCCAGTCCCCGTTGTCCAGCATGCGCACGCTCATGCGCGCCGGATGCAGCGGCAGCAGACTCGTGATCTCGCCGCGGCTGTTGGCCGTGATCTGGCAATAGGCGTTGCCGCGCAGCGCCAAGTGCCCCTGCAACATCAGCCGCCACTCGAACGGCGACTGAAACGAGTTCGGCTTTTTCGCGAACAGCCGATAGAGCCAGTGCGTCCGGTCCTTTTCCCCGCGGCCCTTGTCCGTGCGCCGCTGCCGGTACATCGTAAACGGCATGCAGGCAAACGACTCGGAAAGCACGCGAACGCACGCGTAAACGGACGGGTGGCCGAGCGCGGTATCGCCGGTGACGTTGACGCCCGACATCGACCGCGGGCCAAGCTCCTGAAACCACCAGTTGCCCCACGGCGTGCGGTCGGCGTCTTCGGCCGCCGACGCTCGGATGCGCGACAAGAACATCAGTCGGCCTCGACCTGCGCATCAGCGGCGCCGCGCGCCGGCTTCGGCCGCGGCTGAAACACGCCGCCCATGATCGCCATGACCACCGTCAGCACGATCAACGTCAGGCCGCCGCCGACGATGCCCCATCCCGGGTGCACGATGATGCCGCCGGCAGTCACCATGAGCCAGCCGAGCAGCAGGCAGACATTGAGCACGCGGAGATCCATGTTCGGGGTCCGTTCTCGTTTCGTCACACCGCGAAGACTTCCGCGTCGTCGCACACTTCAAGCGGCTTCGCCAGCGACATCAACGTCGACGCGTTGAACATCGCCATGAGCGGATCGATCTTGGCCGTCCCGCTCGCCTGCTTCGTGATGATCACCGCGTTCCCTCGGGGCTCGACTCGTGCATTGCCGACGCACCAGGCGCCGATGTCCTGCCCGCAATGCACCAGCGTGCCTCCGGCCAGCATGCGCTCGGTCGTCTTGATGATCGCCGTCAGCTTCCAGCCCTGCGAGATCCCGACGATTCGATCCTCGCCGGCGTCGTCGATCTCGATCCCGCATTCCTCGCGCAGCATCTTCACGATGCCCGCGATCCCTGCCGGGTCGACGCCGATCTTGTCCAGCTTGCCCGTCGCGTCAACGCGCTTGACGACCTCGGCCACGCCTTCGAAGTCCTTCCCGATGGAGTCGGTGATCTCCAGATCGCCAGCCTTCGCGAAGTCTTGAAACCGCGCTGCTTCGGACTTCCTGCGCTCCAGCACAATCGGGTGCGCCCATGCCTTGAGCCACGCCATCCATTCTCCGCTCTCGTCGTCGCGGCCCAGCACGCATAGCCCCAGCAGGTCATCGAGACCGCCGCCGTCAATGCCGATCATCAGCACGTCGCTGCGCTCGATGATGTCGTCCAGCGTCAGCGGTCGCGCCGCGCGCTGCCAGAAGTCGGCGCCGGCCCAGCGATCGGATCGCAACGTCATGCCGATTTGCACGTTCAGGTGCTTCGCGAGAAACCCGCGTCGCGATTCCTCGCCGCCGTCGTTCGCCTTGCGGAACTCACGCTCCAGATAGGCAGGGTCAACCGAATATCCCAGGTTCGGATTCACCATCCCGAAGTTGGCCGGATCGAGGTGCGCCTCGGCCCTGATCATGTCGTCCGGGAACTCGTAGATCACCGGCACGAACTGCCGATCCACCAGCTCGCCGTCTCGCACGCGCCGCGCGTACTGAAGCTTTTGCAGGAACACACCAGCCGGCGGCTTGTCCGATTGCGTCGTCAGCCAGATCACGAAGCCCTCGGCGCGCGATGTCAGGCCGCCCGTCGCCTCACGGAACATATCCTCGGCGTCGGCGCGGTCGCCGAAGATCCACAACTCATCGACGAGAACGCCGACAGACTTCTTGCCGCCAACGGCGTCCGACTCGGCCGCCACCACCTTCAACTCGGCGCCCGATGTGCGGTTGGTAATGTTGCGCGTGTGACGCGAGACGTGCATCAGCGTCGCCATTTCGGGATCGACGCGCTCAAGACACAGGTCGGCAGCCGGCTTGAAGCTGTTGCCGGCGATTTCCTTGGTCGGCGCCAAGATCGTGAACTCGGCCGACTGCCTCCAGTTCAGCACCAGCGCCGTCATCATGACGCCGGCCGCCAGCGTCGATTTCATGTTCTTCTTCGGCACGCAGACAAACCACTCGGTGATCAGCCGGCGCCCGGTGTCGGGGTCATACGCACCGAAGATGCTCGCCACGAGGTCAAACACCCACTGCGCGCAGCATTCGCCGAACGTCGGCGACCCGGCCACGTCCACGACGCGCAACGACTTGAACACCGCCAGCGCTTCCGCCGCGGGCTCGGGGAAGATCGGCGGCGGGATGATCGAGCGGCCGTCACGCAAGCGCTGCGCCCAGTCCGGGCAGTCGGTCCTCCAGTCAGGCATCTGCGATCCGGGTCAGGTTTTCGGCGCCGAGCCACCAACACCAGGCGGCGGCGCGAGAGGACGAAGCCGACTGCCGCCAGCAACCGCCGACGCCGCGCGCTGCTGTTCTGCGCGCTTTCCCGGCGCGTCGTCTGCCGAAGGCCCTGCAGTCGGTGCCGCGGGCCGCGCCGGCGCATGCAGGATGTCGAGCGCCTTCAACGCCATGCGGTCGCGCCGCGCCGTTTCAGCCTGCGGGTCACGCATGACCATCAGGCAGTAGTCGAGCGGCGACATGCTGGCGTTCGCGGCCCGCACCTCGTCAGCAACGTCCGCCGGAGGCTTTTCGGGATTCGCCGCCGCGGCCACGCGCAGCGGAACTACCTGCGCGGCCTTTCTCGCAGGCGCGACC